CAACCAAGTCCTGGGTCGTGACCAGATGGCGCACGTCGTTCGCCTGTCGGGAGTTGAGCCGGCGAGAGATTGCGTCGTTGTCTTTGCGCGGTGACGAGTAGGTGAAATTGTTGAACGCTGCGCTCTGGCTCAGATGCACGACCTGTGCGTCCTGAGTCGAGCCGGCATACGTTTTGCGCTGCTCGTAATAGGTCGAGCAACCGGGCTTGGTGTCTTCGAGCAAGAACGGGTTGCGATACGTCGGTGGTGTGTCCGTCTCGTCTTCGAGTACACCGTCATCAAGGAATGACAGCGCCTGCGTTGAGCCGATGAATCCGAACAAGCCGTTACGACGCTTGTAGACGTTGTACTTCGTCACCCCGGCAACCGCTGCCCAGGAGACGGTGTTGTTCTCGCTGCCGGCAATCGGTGAGTTCGTGATTGTGTAGTGCGCCGGGTACACCGAACCACCAGAGGTGTACGCAGTGAACGCGGTCGAATCGACGTCTCGAAGCGTCACCGAGGTGCCTGACGATGAATCGACGATGTAGCGATTGTCGTTCAGCTCGGTCATGCCGACCACGCTCGTGATGACAACCTCGTCCCCTGGAGACAGGTTGGATGAAACGCTCGTCGTCAGCACGCACGGGTCAGCTTGAGTCGCGCCGGTAATCGTCCAAGCCGTCGCCAGAGTTGCGGTCAGCGATTCTTCTGCTGTGTCGCTGTTCACTGCGGTCACGGTGTAGGTGACGGTCGTTGCCCCGACCGTGCCGATACTTACGCTCAGAGATGTCGGCTCGACCTGCGCAGGCTCGAACCCGGTCGCCGTTAGCGTCCACGCGTTGTGCGCCGTACGGGTCAGGTCATAGGTTGCGTAGTCCGGGTGAGTGATGGTCATCACATCAGCGGACTGAGTGAACTTGAGCCCGGGCTTGGCTGAGTCGTCCGGGTCGAAGCGAAGGTCAGCGATGGCGTACGGCGTGCTCAGCTCGTACACGCGCTCAACCGTCCCACCAGAGGTGTATGCGGTGAACGCTGTCGAGTCGATGGCGTTGCCGTCGAGGTCGGTCAGGCTGAAGGTGTTTGGGTCGATGACCACCACCAGGAACGAGCGATTGTTCAGCTCGGTCATCCCGACAACCGACTCGACGAACACTTCATCGCCGGAACTGAAGCTGTGCCCGGTCACCGTCAGTACGCACGGGTTGGCCTGTGTTGCGCCGGTAATCGCCTGAGAGGCGTCGTACACGTACGAGCCGTTGCGAAGCACACGAAGCGTCATGTCGCCGAACTCAAGCGCGTACTGTTGCTCTGAGTTGAACTCAAAGCGAACCAGACGCGAGCCCTTGGTCGAGGAGGTCTTTGCTTGCTGGGCGAAGCGCATGCCCTGACGGTTCGTCAGCCCGCCTTCAGGCAGGACGTAGACGTTCAGTCCGGCAGCGATGGACACCGCGTGCTTGGCAAGGTCTGTGCGACCGTGCATCCGCGGAGAGATGGCTCCGCCTGCGAAACTGTTCTGCTTGACTCGGGCCACTGTTTACAGCCTCGCGTCAATCCATGACGCCTGTGGTTCGGGTTGGTCCTCAATCTCGTTGGCGTCTTTGATTTTCGCCACTGGGAGCAAGCCTGCGTACATGTTGAGCGCGTGCTGACGTTTGTCAGAGCTACCCGTGAGAGGTGTTGCGATGTGCGACGCAATCAGCCAGGACAGCGCGAGTTCAAATGTTGCGTCGAACTCGTTCGGGTCCTCGATGTCGATGATGTATTCACCGATGGCGTTCTGCTCGTTCGTCAAGATGAGCTGAATTTCGGTGGTGTCCCGCATGATGATGTACGGAATCTTGGTGTCCGGGTCAGCCTGATTGACGATGCGGTTGAACTTCAGGCAGCGCCCCGGGTACTGGTAAGCGTAAGCCCACCGGGTGTCGAGCGGCGTGTGCGTGGTCAACGTCAAGCTGACCATCTCAGTGGCAAAGCTCCACGCGTGAGAGGTCAGCAGCTGTTTGCGCAGGACGTCGTAGAACAACGAGCAGACCCGTTCCTCTTCACCGAGGGTCGGGTCCAGGTCTTCGATGATTCCCTCGGAGTCGACGTGCGACAACGCGAGGTTGCAGATGCTAACGGCGCTCGCCATTTACTCGCCCTCGAACAGGACGTCTTTGGCTTCGGCTTCGTCGACGACGTCGCCCGACAGAACGTCCAGTGAAATTGAGTTGTTGCTACCGGACTTGCTCTCGTGCTCGCTGCGAGACGTCACCTTGACGTTTATTTTCATGGCGACCTCGTCACCAACAGCGAGCCCTTTCAGGGAATCAGCCGGCTTACCTGACAGGTAGAGTCCTGGGTAGTAGTCAGATGAGGGGGCCTCGCTCGGGCGCTCGTCCTCATCATATGACTGCTTGAAACTTGGCATGTCGATTCCCTGTTGTGAATAGGTGTCCCCGAAGGGACTTGGCTAAGCTTTCGCTTCAGCCGGCCGGTGGGCAGGCACCGGACCCCTCACCCATACGGTGAGACCCGCGGATTACTCTGCTGGTCGGCGCGTCACATCGCCGGCGAGGTCGTCGAGCGTCTTGCGTGACACCTTGACGCCGGCCAGTTTGGTGACCACGCCAGTGTCGGGCTTACCGGAATTGGTCCAGTGCTCGTCGTCTGCGTGGTCCAGTCGCCCGACCGCGCTCAATACTGCGGTGGTCAGTTCTTCGTCGTAGCCGTCGCCTTCGCCTGTGTCTTCAGGGTTCTCAGTGACTGAGTCTGCAGCGATGACGGTCGGCCCAACGGTCTTGCGTCGATACCCGCGAATACTGACTGCTGTGTCGTCTGACACGTAGCGCATCGCAAGCTCGGTGAAGTTCGGGTTGTCTTTGGTCTTCGGCCCCTCAATCTGCGCAACACCACCAGCGCGGTACAGCGAACCATTGATGAAGGCGGTCTTGCCAGGAAGGATTTCAACTTTCGGCATCTGCTTGTCCTCGTGGGGTGAGAGACAGGGGGCAGCATCCTTGCGTGCCCCCCTCTCATGTCGCCTTAGATAGCGTCAGGGTAAGCCTGATACTTCGGCGGCAGCTGGTTGGTGAGGTTGGCCGACAGCGTGACCGTCGGAGTCGTCCCACCAAGGGTGTAGTTCAAGCGCAGGTAGCGCTCGTTCGCATACGGCACGCCGATGACGAAGAACGTCCCAGCAGCCGACCCACCCGGAATGGTGACCGAGGCAATGTCAGTGGCAGAGGAGAAGCCACTGTTGTCGTCGGTCTGCAGCGCAGCAACATAGGTCTCGTTGGCTGACGTGTAGTCAGCGGCGACCTCGATGTTGATGACCACCCACATCGGAGTACCCACAGCGATGTCGCGGTCCTGACCAAGGTCGATGACATTGGTCGAGGCAGCGGTCGCGGTGAGCGCTTGCGAGCTTGACAGCTCAAGGCGTGAATCAATCCACATTTTTCAATTTCCTTCTATTCGAGAGAGTTCGTTGCACCGTCAGCTCAAGGCTTAGGTGACACGAGTCTCCGCAAGGGTGAGCGCATCAACGCGACGAACCGGAACACCGTCAAAGTCGAGAACCCGCTTTCCGGCGACTTCGGACATGTTGATGTTCACGTTGTTTGCGTTGCGAATCTGACGACGCAGGAACGAGCGCACGACCCGCGGCACGTAGAACGCTGGGCGACCAGAGAGGTTCGGCACCAGTTCCAGAGCCTGAGTCATCAGGTCGACGAGGTCAGCGCCGGTCGCCGCATCTTTGGTCAATGCGGTGTAGTCGACGTTCGCGATACGAACAACGTAGCGCCAGTCCTCGACAGCCAGACCCGCATCCCACCGGTAGTGAGAACGGTAGGCTTCCATGCGGCCACCGGAACCGTCGATGTCTTCGATGGTCACTTGGCCTTTGTCCTCGTGCATGATGCCGGCCTTCGACCCTTTCGGGTAGATGCCGAACGCACGACCAGGACCCCAGACCACCATCCAGACCGAGGTCAGGTTGGTCGTTCCGCCTGCGTCGATGATGTTGTCAGCGTTCGCTGCAGACAACGAGTTGAAGCGCGGCGAGAAACCAGTGAAGGCTTCAGGCTCAGTGCCCTCGTTACCGTACAACGCAGTCTGCGCAATCTCCTGCCCCATGCCCTCAATGTGAGCGCGGTCTTCAGACAGACGCAGTCCCTTGGTGTTCCCGTTCAGGTCAGCCAGAGCCTTGTCGACTTCGCTGTATGCCTCAAGCATACCGGTCGAGTCGGTGACCTTCGCCACTTCGGACTTGGTCGGCTGAACGCCACCGTACAGCTTGCGCCACGTTGGCTGTGGAATACCGGTACGCACCGGGTGGACGTGACCCGTGGGCAGGTTGCCCTCGAACCAGACCATGTCTTCGAGAATCTCGTTGGTCTCATTGAGAATCTCGACAATCTTGTCGACCTTGCCGTTCGGGTCGAGGCGTGAAGCCACGTCGGCCAAAGTCGGATGAGTCGTCGCTAGGGTTGCCATGTGGCGAACCTCCTTAGTGAAACAATTATCAGTCGCCGAACAGGACGTCTTCTGGAGGCGTCTCAGTTGCGGCACCACCTTCTGCAGTCCGGGAGTTAATGGTGTCTTCCCGTCGTGCTCTGCCGTACTCAGCAAAAGCCTTGATGACCACTGGGTTTTTATCCAGTCCCATCTGGTGGAGCATCTGACCGGTCGTGCCCTTGGGGTCCAACAGACCGAGTGCGTGTTTCGCATCAGCCATGTATTCGCCCTTGAACAGTCCCTCGGTTCGACTCTCCGCGGTCCAGCTTTCTTGCTGCTTGGACCAGAACTCGGTTGCCTTTCCGTCGTAACGCTCCTTCCATTTCAGAAGGTCGTCCAACTTCCCTTGCGCCGCGTCCTGGCTCAAACCCTGCTCTCGGGCATCCTCAATGAAGAACGACATCTCGTCCTCATCAACGACTGCGCCCTCGGGCAGTGCAAAGTCCTCGTACTGCTCAGGTGCTTCATTGCCTCCCTCCTGTTCGGAGCCAGAGCCTTCACCATCGCCTGTCGAGTCGTCATCTGCATTGGACGATTCCTCGCCCCCTGCGGATTCGTTTTGGTCGTCGCTGGTCGTAACCGCGCCAAACCCTTCAGTGTTCTCTTCCTCGCCGCCTTCAGCGAAGCCCGTCGATTCTTCGTTGCCTGCCTCTTCACCAGCCATATTTCTCTGCCTCGTTTTGCATGGTCATGAAAGTCTTTCTCAGGTCGGCGTCGTGCTGGAAGTCAACGTAGCGTCGTCGACCCCAATGCTGTTGGCCCAGCCTGAATGCCGTGTCCTGCTCCCGTCCTGGCCCGCAGTAGGGCTCAACGAAGAGACTAGACTCAGCCAGCCAATGCCATAGTACACGACGCCCCTCCAAAGTTGAACAAATATACAGTAGGTCAGAACGGCGCTGAGACTCTTCGTCTAGTCGCTTGTTCTTGGCCTTGCGCCGACCGGAGCCGGATGAGAGGTCAACCTGCTCGCCTGCCTCGTCGTTGTGAACCAGAGAATCCTCTGCTTCGCTCTCATTGGACATTCACTGCTCCTGGTCCCTGTCCTGCCCCAGCAATCAGGTCTGACGCCAGATTGCGCTCGGTCGTCTCGACGTTGCCCAGAGACTGTGCGGCCTGCGCTGCCTGCTGTGCGAGAGCTGCGTTGCGCTGTGCTTCAGCTGCTGCACGACGCTCGTCACGCATTGCCTGGACGTCCTCGTCGCTGCGGATGACGCCGGCAGGCACACCGCGCCGTTCGCCGTACTCGTCAATCGACTGGTCGATGTCGAACTTGTCCCAAGCCGTCACCTCCTGGTTGGAGGACGCTTGAGCCGCTGCGAGGTTGCCCACGAAGCTTGCTGTGTCCTGCAGCCCGAGCAGCCCCTGTGAGCGCTGAGCCAGAGCGATGATGTTCAGGTACTCAATCTTCAGGTTGGCCCCTGACAGCTCTTCTGGAGGCTCAGGCACCATGCCGCTTTCGACGATGTCGGTGAAGGTGCCGTCGATGATTGGTTCGAGCAGGTCGTCATCGAGTCGTTCCATCACTGGACCCAGCCCGAGGAACTTCTCTTCCTTGCGCTCGAAGATTTCAGACTCGTTCAGCGGCTGCACACCAGGACGTTCGGTGATGCTCAGGAACAGGTCAGAGTAGAACGCACCGCGGATACGCTGCTCAACGGCTTCGAGCTTCTTCTCGAACTGGCCGAGCTGAGGCTGTGTCTGGTACGCAGGACGGAAACCCTCTTGCGCTCCGGTGCCGTCAGCGAACGTGACGTCTCCAGGCAGCGTTGAGAGCCGTTCGCTCTTCATCGCCGTCGACGCAACCATCGGCGGATTGACGTGCTTGGAAAGAGCCAGTCCGCCCTTACGCTCCATGTCCTGTAGTTGCTTGATGTCGCCGAGCGCATCCATACCTGGAGAGCGTCCGTAGACCTCAGTCGGTGAGACGTGCCAGCGAAGCGCATGGGCTGGGAATCGCTTGAATCCACCCACGTGCAGCGGAGTACCGTTTTGCCGGTTGGCTTCGTAGATGAACTGCTCATACTGGAACTCACGCGCAAGCTGTGAGCCGGGGACGAAGTTATCGTTCTCGGTCAGGCAGTGAACGGTTGGCAACCACACATCGTAGTCACCGCGGTCGTACAGGTTCTTCACCTCGGGGGAGAAGTTGTTCCACCGGGTTGAAGGGCTGGCTTGCTTGTTGCCGAACTTGTCGACCATCTGCTTCACGGTCATCGGCACATCGCGATAGATGGTCCGCACCTTGCCCTCAGCATCTTGCGCCAAGCAATACTCGCCGATGGTGAATGAGCCGAAGCGGTTCACCGTACGGAAATCTCGCTGCTGCGTGATGATGGCAGTACCGAACGCACCGACCTCCTCGTACGAGGTGGGCAGCACTTGGTACAGGTTCGATGCACGGAACACGTCGTACATGGCGCGCTCGACCAGCTCAAGCCATTCCTTGACCGGGCCGAACTCTCGCAT